CCGCTCAGGTTGGCGCGGCTCAGGTTGGCGCCGCTCAGGTCGGCGCCGCGCAGGTAGGCGCGGGCGCCGCTATCACCATTAAGCCAAGCGGCGTGTCTGGCGAGCGTAGCGGTTAGGTCTAATGCGGCTGGCGGGTTGGCGGTTTGCATGGTGGGTAACTCCCTTTGGCGTTGTTGCTGGCACCGCCTTAAAGCGGCAATCACGTGGTTGCAAGCGTTATCCGCAAAAAAATGCACGTTGCCCGGCTAGGGCGATTTGCAGCAGCAGCGCAACAGCAGCGCGGCGCGGCGCAACGCTTGCAACATTTCAGCGCGAAGCGGGGAGAGCTAAAGCTCTCTACCCCGCAACTCGCTGCAAATGTTGCATTTCTAGCTGTTGCAACGTGCAGCATTAAGCCGCTATTGCTGCAAACGCTGCGCGGATTTTGGCCTTAATGCTGCAAACGTTGCACCTTAATGTTGCAGATGTTGCACGCGGTTTGCTGCGTATCGGCAGGGAATTGCGCGTTTAGCTAGGTGGGACGGGGTTGTGGCGAATAGGGGCTAGCGAATGATTTTCGCCGTTCGTATTTTCCGCCCATGCGTAAACCTCTCGACCGAGCGGCTATTTCGGCCAACATTCTTGACGCGATCGGCAACGGTGCAACCATCACTGGCGCGTGTCGCGCGGCTGGCATTACGCTTCCGACGCTGCACAAATGGCGTGACGCCGATCCGGCTCTTGCCGTCGCATTATCTAAGGCAATCGAAACCGGCGCGGACGCCGTGGCGGTTGAAGCGCTGGCCATCGTCGACGCGCGGCCAGAAAGCTACATAGACAAGAGCGGCAATCGCCGCTTGGACCCTGCCGCCGTCGCGTGGCAAAAGGTTCGAGCCGATACTAGGTTGCGCCTCATCGCCTCTTGGGCGCCGCGCCGCTATGGCGCTAAGGTGGACGTTGGCGGGCAGATTGAAGTCAAGCACGACAACCCCGCCGTCCAAGAGCTTGTCGCGATGGTGCGCGCGGCCAAGCGCGGCAACGCCTTAGACGCGCCGCCGCTGGCGCTCCCCGCTGGCCTGCCCGACGACGCCGCTGATTTGCTATAGGCGCGGCGCGCGGCGCAACGTGACGCTATAGCTGCAAGGCCTTATGCCAGCCCGGCGGCTGGCGCGCGGCGCGGGGGCGCGGCGCGGTTAGCTAGGTTCCATATGGGGCTAGGCGCTTGATAATAAAGGCTTTTTGCGAGGGGGTGGGGGGCGGAAAGGCCGGCGGGGGTGTCGCGCTGTGCAGTGCCACGTCCCCATTTTTTGCGCATTTTTGCCCATCTCGACACTACTTGCAGTTTTTTGCACGTTGCTACCGTCATCGCCCAAAATTCCGCACCCCCCACCCCTCTTTTGGCAATCAGGGCACCTCTCCTATTTTTTTTGCGCACAACCGGCAGGTTGACACGCCCCCCTCCCTCGCACCATATCGTACCCAGCGGTGCTGCTCCCCGTTTCGGTGCGAGCGGCGAGCACGGAGCGCATCAAGTGTCGGTCGACCTGTCAGTTCTTTCGCACATCGACGAGGCGGAAATCGCCAAGTGGTCTGCCGAGGACATCGCTTACGTGCTGTGGCAGGCCAAGTGGGCCGGCACCGCTCGTCCCAACCAGCTACCGCCCGAGGCCGACTGGCTCGAGGCCGGCTTCATGGCCGGTCGCGGGTTCGGTAAAGCCCTCGCGCTCGACACGCCTATCGCTACGACCTCGGGCTGGACGACCATGGGCGACATCAAGGACGGCGACGAAATCTTCGATGAGAACGGGTACCCGTGCGTCGTTGAGAAAGCGCACGACGTGTTACTGGGCCGAGACTGCTACCGCGTCGTGTTCGATGACGGTAGCGAGATCGTCGCCGATGGCGAACATCTCTGGGCGACGTTGTCCCGCGCTGATCGGCGTGCGAAACGCCCAGCGCGGATACGCACCACGAACGAGATCGCGGCCACTCTCCGCGTTTCCGGGGCGAGCAACCACGCCATTCCGGTGGCGGGCGCGCTGTACCTTCCCCAAGATGATTGGCTGCCTATCCCGCCCTACCTGTTGGGGCTGTGGCTTGGAGATGGCTCATCCGCAGGCGCGGCCATAACCACCGCCGACGAAGAGGTGGTCATGGCGTTCGAAGCTGAAGGCTACGTGATGCGCCCGTACGCCAGCACAAGTTGCGGGGCCGCCAAGATTTACGGCATCACGGCTGGCGTGAAAGGAACCCGCAGCAGCGCCACAGGGCAGTACGTCGGCGGGGGCTTCCCTGCGCTGCTGCGCGAACTCAATCTGGTGAACAACAAGCACATCCCTACGGACTATTTGCGCGCCTCAGCACCGCAACGACTGGAGCTGCTACAGGGGTTGATCGACAGCGATGGTCACGTGAACCGCAGCAACGGCAACGTGGAGTTTTGTTCAACGAACGAGCGACTGGCCTCGTCCACAATGGAACTGGCGTTGTCCTTGTCGCTCAAGGCGCGGCTCTATGAGGACCGGGCGCGGTTGAACGGAGAAGACAAGGGGCCGCGCTATCGTGTGTGCTGGCAAGCAGATGCGGGCACGCCTCCCGCGCGCCTCGCGCGAAAATGCGCCGCACTCCAGCCTAAGTGCGCCCCGGCTTCGCGGCGGCGCTATGTCACGGCTGTCGAACCTGTCCCCTCCGTTCCGGTGCGGTGCATCACGGTTGACAGCCACAGCAGCCTGTATCTTGCCGGGCGCGCCATGATCCCGACACACAACACGCGCGTCGGCGCGGAGTGGCTGGGCGCGGCGACGTATGAGGATGTCGATGCGATGCCAGGCGCAGTGATTGCGCCCACCTACGGCGACGTCAAGTTCACCTGCTTCGAGGGCGAGAGCGGCCTGCTCAACGTCGTGCCCAAGGAGCTCATCGTGCGCTACAACTCGTCGGACATGATCGTCGAGATGAAGACGCGCAGCGGCAAGACGGCGACCATCCGTGGGTTCACGGCTGAGAAGCCGGAGCGGCTTCGCGGGCCGCAGCACGCTCGGGTCTGGGGCGATGAGTTGTCGTCGTGGGTGTACGGCGAAGAGACGTACGACATGATGAAGATGGGCCTGCGGCTTGGGCCGGCGCCGCAGTTCCTGTGGACGACGACGCCCAAGCCGAAGGAGCTGGTCAGGAAGCTGATCGAGCCGCGCAAGGGGCGGTTCATCGTGCGCGGGTCTACCTTCGACAACCGCGAGAACCTGCCGGAAAGCTTCTTCGAGCAGCTGGAGCAGTACGAGGGGACGACGCTGGGGCGGCAGGAACTGTACGGCGAGTTGATCGACCCAGAGGAGAGCGGGATCATCAAGCGCTCGTGGTTCAGGATGTGGCCGGCGAAGAAGCCGCTACCGTCGTTCGACTGGATCATCATGTCGATGGACACGGCGTTTACCGAGGCGACCTTCGACAAGAAGAACGGGGCGGACTTCTCAGCCTGCGTCGTGATGGGCGTGTTCATGCACGACGGCGTGGCCAACCTCATCGTGCTTGACTGCTGGTCGGAGCAGCTGGGCCTGCCCGACCTCATGTCGCGGACCAAGCGCGAGCTACAGAACCGGTACGGCGACGACGAGGACACGGCGGTCATCCGGCCCATGTTCGGCTCGGGCAAGCCGTCGACCAGTGGCCGCGCGCCCGACATCCTGCTCATCGAGGACAAGGGCAGCGGGATCTCGCTGCGGCAGATGCTCGAGCGCGAGGGCATCTCGGCCTACGCCTACAACCCAGGGCGGGCGGACAAGCTGTCGCGGCTGCACATCGCCTCGCCGGTATTCGCGCAGCGCCGCGTCTGGCTGCCCGAGAGCGACAAGTTCAAGGGCCGGCCCAAGACGTGGATCGAGCCGATGCTGGCGCAGCTGTGCGCATTCACCGGCGCTGGGTCGATCAAGCACGACGACTACGTCGACGCTGTGACCCAGTGCGTCAGGCTGTGCCTCGACAAGGGACTGGTCAGCACCTTGAAGCCGCGCGAGCAAAAGCGTAAAGACGCTGAGATCGAAGAGCGCAGGTCTGTCCCGCGCGACTACTCAAATCCGTACGCGGCGTAGAAGGATAGACCATGGACGACGACAACGACGCGCTGCCCGACTACGGCGACCTGAGCAGCGACACTCAGGCTGAGATCGCGTCGATGGACCCCGATGCCGACGACGACGTGCAGGACACCGACGACGGTGGTGCTATCGTCGACATGAGCGACGAGGATGAGGACGCCGAGCGCTCGCCCGACTTCTACAAGAACCTCGCCGAGGAGATGAGCGAAGGGGCGTTGAGCGACATCGCGTCGGAGTTCATGGAGCTCATCGAGCGGGACAAGGAATCGCGCAAGAAGCGCGACGAGCAGTACGAAGAGGGCGTCCGTCGCACGGGGCTGGGCGACGATGCTCCGGGCGGCGCGCAATTCCAGGGGGCATCGCGCGTCGTCCACCCCATGCTGACCGAGGCGTGCATCGACTTCGCGTCGCGCGCCATGAAGGAGCTCATGCCGCCGTCCGGGCCAGTGCGCGACCTCATCCTCGGCGATGTCACCGTCGAGAAGGTGAAGAAGGCGCGGCGCAAGACCGCGCTGATGAACTGGCAGCTGACCGTCCAGTCGCCCGAGTTCCGCGCCGAGCTTGAGCAGCTGCTGACGCAGGTGCCACTGGGCGGCGCGCAGTACCTCAAGACGACGTGGAGCAACCAGCGCAACCGGCCTGAGTTTCTGTTTGTCGCTATCGACGACATGCTGCTGCCGTTTGCCGCGACCAACTTCTACTCGGCGCAGCGCAAGACCCACGTCCAGTACCTGACCACGCTCGACTACGAGCGCAAGGTCAAGAGCGGGATGTATCGCGATGTCACCATCGCGCCGCCGGGCCTCGAGCCGGAGCGGTCGGTGGTCGACAAGGCCAACGACAAGATCGAGGGCCGCGACGAGAGCAGCTACAATGAGGACGGCCTGCGCACTGTCTTCGAGATCTATGCCACGACCTCGCTCAGCGATGACGACGAGCCGTCGCCCTACATCATCTCGGTGGACAAGACGAGCCGCACGGTCCTGTCGATCTACCGCAACTGGGACGAACTGGACGACAGCCGCGAGGAGCTCCAGTGGTTCGTCGAGTTCCCATTCATTCCGTGGCGCGGCGCGTATCCCATTGGCCTTCCGCACATCATCGGCGGCCTGAGCGCTGCCGCTACTGGCGCGCTGCGTGCGCTGATGGACTCGGCGCACATCCAGAACGCTCCGACCATGCTGAAGCTGAAGGGCGGGTCGCGCGGCGGCCAGTCGCTCAACATCCAGCCGACGCAGGTCGAGGAGATCGAGGGCGGCCTCAACGTCGACGACATCCGCAAGATCGCGATGCCGCTGCCGTTCAACCCGCCCTCGCAGATCCTGATGCAGCTGCTCAGCTTCATCACCGACGCAGCCAAGGGCGTGGTGCGGACCTCGCTTGAGGATCTGACCTCCGACATGCAGGCCGACGCGCCCGTCGGCACGACACTGGCCCGCATGGAGCAGGGCATGGTCGTGTTCAGCGCGATCCACGCCCGTCTGCACGACGCCATGGCGCGGATGCTGCGCATCCTGCATCGTCTCAACGGCATGTACCTCGACGACGACGACATCGAGGACGAGATCGGCGAGGAACTGG